GGCTGGCTCGTTGCGGAAGAACAGGAGGCGTTGGTTGACTTCAACATAGTCCTTCCCTTTGATGTTGGTGGTTTTGAATTTGTGCATGGTTTGGGGGTTTAGTTGGTGATGATTGCGAGAAAGAATCTGCCGAAAAATGCGAGGCCGAGGCAGGTGGTCAGCACGATGTAGCCCGTCGCAAGGGCTGCTTTGAGTTTGGTTTTGGTTTTGTGGGTCATGGTTTGGGGTTTAGTGGGTTGGGTTTAGAGTACTTTATTAATTTTAACACCGCCGTTTTCATCGGCCTTCATATACCAATGGCCAGTCAGTTCAAGGCGTTGGTCGTATTCACGAACCATAACCTCGTACATTTTAGCAGCCATTTTAACGGCGTACCTAATTGCTGCATTTGCGGTTAATCTTTTGCCAAGGAAAAATTCATCCCCCGAACAAACTTCCCCCGTCACGGGGTCTTGCTCCTTTACTAATTCAAAAATTTCGTAGTATCTCATGGCTTATTGGTTTAGTGTCCGACAAAGTTACAACGCCTCTACCCTTTTGCGACCATTGTTGTCATTTTTTTATGAATCTTTTTTTAGGAGGTTACACCCGATAGCGTATAAATTCCTAATTTTCGCCATAAATGCACCCGAAAGCGTATAAATTTGCGGTATGACCTACCACTCTACCCGACCCGCCAAAGCCCTCACGAATGCCTTGGAGCGGCTGATGATAGCCATATCACCCGCTGACCTGGAGCAGAACCACGCCCTCCTGTGCGAGTACCGCAGGGCTTGCGAGTTGCTTGGGTACGACCCCGCAAAAGCCCAATGGGCAGGGATTCACGAAGTGTCAGCCTCCCAGTTGCCCAGCGAGCAGGACCACACCGTCTGCTATTACCCCCTATTAAACCCCGAAGAATGAGAAATATCACCCACCTCGTCGTCCATTGCACGGCCACGCCAAAGAACACCACCATAGCATCCATCCGCAAACATTGGAAGGAGGGGTTGGGTTGGAAGGCGGTGGGCTACCACAAAATCATTGAACCCAACGGAAACATCATGACCTTGGCCACCGACGACAAAGTGACCAACGGGGTTGCGGGCCACAACGCAACGAGCCTCCATGTGTCCTACATCGGGGGGAAGGATAGCGACGACCGCTCCATTCAGCAACGCCAAGCCATCGCAGGGGTGCTGCTCTCTTGGTTGCAGAAATATCCGAAGGCCCGCATTTGTGGCCATCGGGACTTCCCAGGTGTAGCCAAGGAATGCCCGCAGTTTAACGCTGAGAAAGAGTACGGTTACTTGTACCTAACAGCCAGCGATACGCAGGAGGGGTGAACGAGAAACCCGTCATTAACGGGGGTTTTCAGCGTTAATGCAGCGTAAGTCGTGCAGAGTAATCCTTTGCGGAAGGTAGCGGAATCCGCTACTTTAGGCGTACGATTTCTTCGTACATCTTAGTACAACCTATCCGCAGGCGTGAAGGTGGCGTGCAGTTGCAGTTCGGGACCTTTGTTGTCCTTGCTACTATTCCGTGAGGTTTCCAACTTCATCCAATATCCACCCAAAGGCTTCGGGCCTCTGCCTCGTTCAGTGTGAAATCCCATATAACCACCGTCCCATTCTTCCTTGTAAGTCGCCGTCCTAAGTTGGTGAATAGGTTTTTGAAGTAGGGTCTTTGTGGAGCGGTCATAGCGGTGAATCATGTTTTGGTGATAGTAGAGTTCATGGACATGGCCCATCCATGTTAGGTCGTAGCCTTCGGTGGATGCGAGGAGGCGTTGGTCTTGAATGACCCCCTTGGTGACTGGTCCGCCACCCCCTGCGCCGTGGTAGTAGTGAACGACAAAGTTGACCCCACGGAGGTTGTCGTGTTGGACTCGGATGTCAATGGTTCCGCCGTAGCCACCAAGTTGAACGGTTGTTCCTGCCTCGTAGTTTAGAATGCTGGTAACGGCCAAGAGCGGGTCAAATTCGGTATGCTTGATGATGCTGGTTTCGTGGTTGCCGTATCCGATTAAAAGGATGTTTTTGGCGTATGGCTTGAGCCAGTTGGCCGCATCTTCGGTTACGGCTTGCAAGTAGTTGTTGACTTGGTGTTCGGGACGCACTCCTGACTTGTCAGCCCGTTTGTCATAACGGCCACCCATAAGGCAAAGGGAGTCCCCATTTAGTATGATGGCGGCATTCCTGCGCAATGCTTCATCCAAATGATTTTTCAGCAGCCCCCTATCGCAATGGGGGTTGTCCCAATGCAGGTCGGAAATTAACAAAAACTCCTGCCCCGATTGGCAGGTGATGTCGTGGATGTTGCGGGTGTGCTTAGTGGTTGGTAGAATCATTGCATGGCTTTTAGTGTTGCGTTCTCGGATTCAAGCAAATGGATTGTACTTTCCAAACACTCAATCCGTTGACGCAAAACTACAAGTTCATTGCGTAATTCAGTCAACTCTTTGTTTTGTGCTTCGGCGGTAGCCTGCCACATAGCCAGCACCGCTTGGGCTTGCTTGACTTGGAGGGAATCCGCTTGGAAGCGTCCCCGTGTCAGCCAAGCAATAGCACCGCCAACGATTGCGCTGATGGTGCCGATGATAGTGGTTTCTATCAGGTTCACGCCTTGGGTGCTTCGGGTTTACCCTTCACTTTCTCAACTGCCATCCAACCAACTGACAACAAAGTAATTATCGCACCGATGATTTCGGTCAGAGTGGCGGTATCAATGACACCTTTGGCGACGAGTGTACCACCGATGAATGTTAGCAGGTGGCGAAGTAGTGCGATGATGGCTGATTTCATGAGGGGGAGTTTTGGTTGGTCGGGGTTGGCGTTACGGCGGTTAAATAGTCCCATAGTTAGAAATGTTATTTGCTTTGCGGTGTTGCAAATTCTTTGTAGTCAGCCTCGTATTGAGCGTCCCATCCGAGGAACGAATGCACCCCGCAAGGGGCGGGCCAAACGATGTAGGGGTTGAGCGATGCAGGACAATCTTCTTGGAATAACACATCCACGCAGACGGTGTTATCTATCTCACCGACTGGCACGGCGAAGTCCAGCGGTTGCAGGGATGCGAGCAACTTGTTAGCGGTGGCCCCGTCGGGGAAGGCGAACTTGCGAAAGGTGGGCATCGTTAGAGGGTTGTCAGCGTTGCGAGTTCGGGGTTGGTGAGGCGGGTTGTGTAGAGGGCCACGGCACGGATGCGGTCGTTGAAGAATTGACCCGACGAAGTGGAGCCAAGCGCAATCGTTGTTGGATTGACGGAAAATGCACGAACATCCGTATTTGTGGTTGCGACTTGTGAGCCGTTAAGAAATAGAGCCGTATCGCCCGATTTGTACCCAAAGGCAATTTTGCTAACTCCGTTTGGAACGGCAACATTCAAGAAATTAGTGTTTTGACTATTGGCCCTCCATCTAAAGGAGTAGGTGTTCCCGCCCCCTTCTTTCCTTGCCCAAATCTCATTATTTGCGTCTGCAAAAACTCTATACATATAGCTCTCTGCATAGGATGCTACAAGGGTGTTTACAAACTCCGCATATATCGTCCCCTCCGTCTGCCCGATGGACCCGCTGACTGCTCCGCTTACCGAGATGACATCTGCGCTTCGGCTTCCAGTTCCTGCGGTGGTGGGGATGAAACTTGTGGGAACCGAACCGAGTTCTAACTGCGGGGCAGCGAAGCCCATCGTTGTGCCTGTTGGTGCAACAGTTGTTGAATTGACTGCCGTTAAAACACCTAAATTAATTCTTTCAATGGTTCCACTCGCCGTCATTGTAAATGTTTCGGAGCAACGGAACACATCCGTTCCCCATCGTTCAACCCTTCGGATACGGTTCGTTGTGAGTGCGGAATTGTAGATTGACCCGCTACTAAATGAACCGCTTACATCAAACCCACCACCAAGGTCGCCCGCTGCTGCGCCACCAATAGTCGCATAATAACCGCCAATCGTATGAGTAGTTGTCTTTTTTAAAAAGAAAGAAATCGTGTAAGTGCTTCCAGACGCAAGGTTTAAAGCGGGAGTAAGCAATGGACTTGTATATCGGCTTCCCGTACTGCCAATGGAACCAGATGTGCCAACCGTTAAGTTTACACCACTTACTCCAATGACATCAATAGTAGCCCTTGTCATTGAGTTAGACAAAGTCCACCCCGATGCAGAATCGGTAGATTGCAAGATGCTATTCGTCCCCGCAGGCTCCACCAATAACGCAGGACACCCCGCTGTTCCACCGCTGGTGTAGTAGTCCAACCTCGGTATGCCCGACGCTACGGATGCGATAAGCCCCGCAGAGTTAAACCGCCGTGCCTCGGTGTTGCGGGTAACGGTGAAGTCGCCCGCTCCGCTGGTTGGGATTTGGGAGTATAGTTTCCCCGTCTTGGAACGATAGGGGACGATGAGTAAGGAGGGTGCTGCGGGCATTAGTCTAAATTATAGGTTCGCACTTGGAGGCAGTTTTCAAAAAGAGTTTCTTTGGCGGTGGCTGAATCGGCATCGCAGCGGGAATTAAACACCGCCCACACCGTATCGGTCCACACGAAGAAATTGTAATCTTGGAAGGTGTCAATGAATCGGGCTTGCAGGCAATCGTTGCTTGCGGTTTCGGCAGCGGTTGCGCCGTCAGCAGACGCACGGACATTGTAGGCCGCCCAATAAGGGTTGCCCGAACCGCCGAGTATTAGCGAGCGGGGATAGCCGTATCCGTAGCCGATGAACATTACAGGAAGGTGTAACCGATGACGCTACCCACGGATGGAGTTACCGCCGTAATCTTGCCGCCGTTCCTTCCGCTGATGACGATGCCCGCGGACACGGACTTGGCTGACATTGCGTAGGCGGCCAATAGGTCTTCGCCTCCTGTACCCGTCAAGGTCGTGAAGGTAGCGGCGGCATTCACCACGAGGAAGTCGTAATTCTTGCCCGTGACGGCAGCGTCCACGAATTCCATCGTGCCGCCCTGTCCGAGCATTTGTTGAAGAATAGGAGTTGGCATTGCTTGGGTTGTTTACTGTAAATGTAAATTAGGTCGGAATTTCACAAATGGAGTGAGAATACGGGATAGCAAACGACAAGGTTGCCACCCACCCCGCCGTGCGGTCATCTCGGCTCTCTACAAACCTCGTAAGGCTGACGCTGGTACTTAGCGTCCACTCTTGCGTCGGGTCGTTTGTAAGGCTTGAAATGAAGTCCTGTGCGATTTGCAGTTGGTCGCTCAAAACTTCATCCTCATTGTCTTGCCAGCCGAGCGTCGGACTGCCCGAAACCACGCCACCCATCGTGGCAATGGATTCCACTCGGTCGCTGAAATATACACCAACCACCAAATTGAGAGTGCCGCTATCAGTAGCCGCTGACTGAACATCCGCAAATACCAAAGGATATACGATTCGCTCACGGCTTGGGGTTCGCAGGTTTATCGTGTTGTCGGTCCCGATTGCAAGCGGGTCCCCCGTTCCGAAGGAGTTTACTTGCGGGTGAGCATTTGCAAGAGCAAGGAGTGCTTGCTTTATTCGTATCCAAGACATAGGCTTGTAGTTTCAAAATGTTTTTAGAGTGTGCGCCCATGTTCAGCAGTTATTGCAGTAGGGGTCATAGGGCCAAGGGCGGTCAAGTCCAGCACCACGGCGCAGGGTCCGAGCGTCCAAGGCCATGCCTGTGTTGTAGTTCGTGCCGTTCGGGTAAATAGTATCAAGAGCCGATGGCGGTGAGTTGAATAGCGGATAGTTGGCCTTCTGCTCCATGAGGTAGCGGGTGATGCGCTCGGAGTACCACTCGGCATCGTTCTTCACTTTGTCGGTGAGGCGGGTGATTTCGTCCATGGACATTTGGGAAGATTCCTCGCTGGTACGACGGACCATGCCCTTGTTCATGTATTTGAACGCAAGCACCATGGGTAACTCGTAGTAAAGCCATTGCACCATAGCGGGTTGGATGTAGTCCTCCAATAGGGTGGTGTTCAGAGCAGTCGTTGTACCGCTTACCACTTGACCCACCATTTCGTTGTACAGGGCAGACCCAACGATTGGCTGAATCCGCATTTCCTGCACCTTCACAATGGTAGGCCGAATTTGGGTAAACGACACATTCTCGTTTATGACCGAGTTGTCCAGCAGGGTTTGTTCGCTGATAAAAAGTGCCTTCATGCTTTCGTGATTTTATTGCCCTTACGAATGACGAGTTGCTGCTCCCACACATGGCGGCATTGGGGGCGGTTCACTCCGCTTGCGGTATGATACCAACCACCACGGCGGTTCCATACGCTATATCCCATGATGTTGGAAATACCATTTATATCGTCACGGGTGTAAACTTTCCCAGCGTCAGCCAAGTCCAGCATCACCTTGCAGAACTCACGGCTGGTCCTCTTGTCCTTGTTGCTGAAACCTGCGGCCCAAGAATATTTGTAGCGGACCTCCAGCACAGGCTCGGCCACTTCCTTGATGTTCTTCGGCAAGCCCTGCTCGGCGATTTGGTCCACGGCACGAGCGATGGGATAACGGTCTTTGGTAATCAAGTAAGCGACCCGCTTGGCGACTTTCGCTTTGCTGACCCCGAACTCCTTGGCCATTTCTTCCACGCTTGCGTCACGATTCTTCTTGCGGTAGGCTTCAATTTTTTTATCCAGTTCCTTCTCCTCCTCCCCAAGTTCAGCAAACGCTTGACGCACTTGGTCGTCTAAGTCGGTGTCAAACCGCATTGGCTTACTGTGCATGACAACATACTCGTCGCTGCTGCTCCCAAACTTACTTGCGACCACCTCCAAGACCTTGAACTCTTCCTCGCCCCATCCATAGTCCTCATCGTCTTCTTCGCCCCATGTAGGCTCGCTGAACGCCTGCTCTTGCACACCGAGCAGGGTGTTCACTTCTTCGGGGGTCAAGCCGAATCCAGCGGATAGCATCGTGCGGGCCATCTCCAAGGTGATTTTTTCTTGGGCGTAATGGCGGACGATTCGCATGAGGTTTTGATACTCCCTGCCCGACAACTTCTTGATGTTGTCGTTGGAAGCCAACCCCTGCGGTGCAGTTGGTTCGGGGCTTACTTCGGTTGCCGTATCAGGCGAAAGCCCTTGGCCCTCTGCCTTCGCAGGAAGCGACACAAGCGCACGGATTTCATTGGGCGACATTGACTCCAGCACCTTGTTTGCAACGAGCGGAGAGAGGCTATTAATGGCCGTGATGACATCCTGCACGCTGCTCTCGGTCTTAATTTCAATAGCAGGCAGTCCCGCTTTCTCCCGTAGTTCGGTGGGTGTCATTGCTTGAATCATTGCAGTTTCGCTTAACTGCTCCGTAATCGGTTCCACGGGAATAAGTTCCATCCCCTCCACGCCGTTGAACGAACCCAAATAGTTAATCATCCGCTCCACCTTCCTCACTCGGTCGTTCACATAGGTAGCCTTGAATAGTTCGTAAGCCTCCACCAGTTCCTGCCGTCCACCCAGTTGGCCCTCGGTCTTGACACCGAATAGCATGGGGTTCACGACCCTGTGCGAAATAAAGATTTCCGACTGGATGGCTTTGTTCAAAATCTCGAACTGCTTATCCATGTCCGATGGCGTGAGCGGTTCCAAGGTGGGAGCCTTTGAAACATCGTCGTTGAAGGTGACCACAAAGCGACCTGCATTATCGGTCCCGCTGAACTTGCGCTTGATTTGACGCTCAATGTCGCCCTGTTCTTCGGGTGTCGGGATGCCGTTGTTGAAGTTTATCAAGTACCCGCCCCAAAAGTTGTTGCGGAGGTTGTTGTTGTGGAAGTTCGCAACCTGCACATCGGCTTCTATCCACGCCAATCCCCCCATGTATTCGGGTAAAGGATATGACTTCACGCCTGCTGCATAGACCCGATAGTAGAACAGTTGCTTGCCGATTCGGTTGTCAGCATCAAAGGCGGGAATCTTTTCGACATCCCCGATTTTGGGGTAGAGTTGGACCATTGCATCGTCGTACCAATCAGCGACTTGGAACATCCGCTCGTCCTTGTCCACACGAATCTTCTCAAAGGGGATGTGCTCCATTTTCGCAATCGTCCCCATCTTGTTCCAAGTAACCGCAACGGCAAACCCGTTGAATAGTTCCAAGTCAAGGACGAGTTTTTCGGTGATGTCGTTGAGGTCGTCGTGTTCGGACAAACCATCAAAGAACTTGGCGTAGCGGGCCTGCTGCTCCACGGTCATCTTCTCCCCTGGTTGCCAGCCTCCGCCCACGATGTAGTTCACTTTGCCATTCACGATAGCGTTGTGCTTGCTGCTTCGGCGGTAGTTGTCCAAGAGGTAGTAGGGGTACTCGTTGAACGCCCCATAAGTGATGTACTTGCCCGCTTTGTTTTCAAGCATCACGGGGACTTTGTGTTCAATACCCAACCATTGGGTGAACGATTGCTTTATGCTGCTCATAGCGTATGTACGGTAAAGGATAGGGCCGAAATCGTGATAGCACCGCCATCGTTCACGGCGTTGATGTAAATAGCAAATTCATCATTGACTGCACCTTGCAGAATCGCTTCAAGAGTGACCGAGTGGCCGTTGTTGTGGCCCGTTGTGATGTCGGTCATGGACTGCGGAATGATGGTTCCGTTCTTGGCGATGTAGATGATTATTTGGTTGCCGTTGCCTTGCGAGAACACCATGCTTGCAGACACCCGCAAAGCCGCACTCGTTGTACCTGTGTAGGTGATGGCGGTGGTTGTGCGGGTAAAGTTGTAGGTAGTCAGCAGGCCCGATTTCAGCGGGGTTGTTAACTTGACGGCTTGCCCTTGGGTCGGGGTGAAGTTCTTGCTCTCGTCAAGGTACAGGTTCGCCACGCCCCGCTCTCGGTCCAAGGTGGCGGTATCGGCAAGGTCGTCGAATAGCCCACCGACACGGGCGGCGGTGTTCGCCCCTGCAGCGGTTTCGGATGTGATGGTGGCAGCAGATGCTACCAACTGACTGCGGGTTTGTACGCTCATGCGAAAGAGGGGTCAAAGGTGGAATCAAACACTCGCTCATCGGACGAACCGAAGACGGTGTACTGGATGGAATTGGCGAAGGTGTTGAAGGTGAGCGACACTACCTGTACATACGCCAAGCCCGTTTCAACCACCGCAACGGCTGCGCTAACCGTGGAAGAGGTATCGTAAACTTCATAACGATACGAGCCTGTTTCAAGCGACCCCACGGCAAGCGAAAATTTGTCATAGCGGTTCGTGTAGGAAGAAAGGTTGGCCGTCTTTAGGATTGTGAAGTCGGTCGTGGCGTTCTTGGCAATGTTGGTCAGGCGCAGGATGTAACGGTCGCCCGATGAGGACCGCTGCGTCCAAGTGACGACGATGGTGTTGGTAGAATTGGGGGATAGGTAAATCACTCTATCCCTAAATGTAGGATGCGCCCGAATTTCACAATTTGCGCCCGATGCTTCGGTAGAGTTCGGCCCTCCGCTCAGCGGTCTTGCTGATGTCAAACCGCTCCCGTATATCCTTGGACAACTGCATGGCCAAGGAGCGAGCGTAGTCGGGTTCGTTCACAAACTTCCTCACCGCCTTGTACCAAGCGTCTTTCTTCCCGTAGGGGATGAGCAACCCGTTGTGGCCGTGGGTGATTATGTCCGTGTAGGGGATGGTTTCCGAGGCGATGATAGCCTTGCCCATCCAGCCTGCTTCCACGACTTTCAGTTCGCTTTTGAGGCGGTTGAACTTGGTATCACGGAGCGGGGCAATCGTGGCGTTAATGAAGTTATACCCACCGACATAGGAGTAGATGTCCGCTGCTTGGATGCGTCCGTAATTGGCGTTTTTGCCAGCACAGGATAGCATCCGCTCGTAGTCATCGTAAACGGGGTTACCATCATTCCACCCGCCGAGATAGATTTTGTATCTCCCGTCAAGGGACTTGTCGTGGGCCAGCAGGCCGAAGGAATGCTCCACCAAAGCAATGTCCTCCTGGTGCTGCGCCCCTCCAAACCAGCCAATCTTGAACAGGTGCGGTTCGGGTTCGGCGTTCGTGTCGGGCAGGTACTGCTGATACGCTTCGTAGGGTTCGTTGGGCAGGATGGTGACGGCCTTGTTGAGCAGGCGAATCTTCTGCGCCAAGTGTTCGGTCGTCGTGGTCACATGGTCAGCCAAGCGGATGTGTTCTCGGATTTGCTCATCCAATTTCGTGTCCAGGTAGTGCCGATACATGATGTGGCCCGATTCCAGCACCCAGTAGTCGTCCAGGTCCAGTATAACCTTCGCCCCAAAGGCCGTGAGAGCCTTGTAGACATTCCGAATTTGGTCCAGCGTACCTTGACACCACAAGCGATTAAATAGCCACACATCGACCGTCTTTAGGTCCTCATCTTTGACATTGGCAATGTTGTCCACGCAGACATAATCGAACTCCGTGTAGTTGTCGCCAAGGTAGGCGTTCGGCATCTCCAAACGGTAAAAAGAACACCCCGTCGGGTGGGCGTTGTAAACGATGCAAATTCTCATGCCCAAAGGTACAAAAAAAAGGGCCACCCCTTGCGAGATGGCCCAGACCACTAAACCATTGCGGGGTATGAGGCCCGCAGGTCAAAGATACGCTACGACCCGCTGATTTGTGCGGTCAGCGCAGAGAATGTTGCTGGCAAGATGTTCAGCATTGCATCGGGTTCCATGCCCGTCAGCGTCATCTCGTAGCCTGAACGGTCACCGAATGCAGTACCCGTTCCAGCAGTCCCAGCGGAGGCTTCCAAGCCATTCGCAGCACCCAACACCCAGTAGCGGCTGTTGTTGTCTTGGACGATGACCAGCAAGCGATTCCGAGCCAAGAGGCGCAGTTCATTCCGCACGGCGGTCTGCAACTTGTTGATGGTAAAGGTTACTTCGGGAGTGTAGAACAAAGTGCCGTTTTCGGTGCTTGCGTTCAAGGTTTCCGTCATGGACGAAGTGGCCTTGGTCAAGTCGTACTCGTAGAATCCCGATGAGAAACCCGTGAAGCCTGTGACCGTTCCGCTTCCGTTGGTGTTCACGGAACCCGTTGGGTTGAAGGCTTGGACAAAGACAGTTTTGATACCGCCGACGGCGTCACGGCATCCGAGGGCGTAGCCCGTA